CTGCAGTTGTTCCGAAAGCTATGCAAGAGATTGCAAAAGAATTAGGTGCTAAAGTAGTTGTTAAAAAGGTTATGAAATCAGATATAAATAAACCTTTTAAAATTACAGACTCTGATGGAAAAATTGTTGGATCTTTCACGTCAAAAGCAGAAAGAGATAATTTTTTAAATATTGATAATGTTTTCTACAAACCTCTAAATATAACTGATATAGATGACCCTAGAAATTACAACACAAATGTGGTATTAGATTTAGCAGGCTCAAATACTGGCCGAATGAAGGCATATAAACTTGGAGGATTGGTAGAAGTAAAACGTGAATACTTTGCACCATTATTTGGATGATAGAAAAAGCAATTGCAACATTAACAAAACAACCTAACCCGTCTGCAAACATAAAAGATGAGATATCAAGACCTCAACAAGCTGCAGCTGGTGTAGATAAATTTAAAAAAGATAAAGGTATCAATCTTAAAAAAGGTGGCATTGTTTGCCGTGGACAAGGTATGGCTAAAAATAAAAAAATAACTAAAATGTATTAATGTCAAGAGAAGATTTAGAAATTTTAGATACGACCACTGGAAATAATCCAGAACAAGTAGATACAGTATTAGATGAAAACGATAATGTAATTGCTGGTGTAGAACCAGTTATTCAACAAGAGGAACAATTTTTTTCTAATTTAGCAGAAACTTTAGATGAATCTATTCTTTCTCAAATAGGTAGTGAACTTGTTTCAAATTACGAAGATGATAAACGTTCAAGACAACAATGGGTAGACTCTTACGTTAAAGGATTAGATTTATTAGGTTTCAAATATGAATCACCAGCCCGTCCTTTTCTTGGGGCAGCAGGAGTAACTCATCCCTTACTTGCGGAGTCAGCAACTCAATTCCAAGCGCAAGCCATCAAAGAGTTATTACCTGCAGGGGGACCTGTAAGAACAGAAGTGATAGGAGCACAGACTGATGAGAAAATAAATCAAGCTGGTCGTGTAAGAGATTACATGAATTATATGATAACATCGGTCATGAAAGAATACACTCCAGAAATGGATCAGATGTTATTCTTACTTCCTCTTACAGGTTCTTCGTTCAAAAAAGTTTACTATGATCCAGTTTTAGGAAGAGCTTGTGCTAAGTTTATTAAGGCAGAGGACTTAGTTGTTCCATACAATGCAACTGATTTATCTGATGCATTAAGAATATCACAAGTATTACAGATGTCACAAAATGATTTAAGAAAATTACAAGTAAGTGGTTTCTATAGAGATATTGATTTACCAAGACCAAGTTATAAATCAGATAAAGTTCAAGATAAAATGAATGAGATTGAGGGTGTAACATCTACTGATAATAGACAAGCAAATGCGCTATATAATTTAATAGAGGTACATACAAATCTTGACATAGATGGTTACGAAGATCCAAACGGTATCAAAGTTCCTTACATTGTAACAATTGATGAAGATTCAAGAAAAGTTTTATCAATTTATAGAAACTTTGAGGAGAATGATCCGTTAAGAAAAAGAAAAGATTTTTTTGTTCATTACAAATTTTTACCTGGTTTTGGTTTTTATGGTAATGGCTTAATTCATACAATAGGCGGACTATCAAGAACAGCCACAACAGCTCTAAGACAATTATTAGATGCGGGAACATTATCAAATCTTCCTGCTGGTTTTAAATCAAGAGGTTTAAGAATAAGAGATGATTCAGAGCCTTTGCAGCCAGGTGAGTTCAGAGATGTAGATGCACCGGGTGGAAATATAAAAGATCAATTTCAGTTTTTACCATTCAAAGGACCAGATCCAACTCTTTATCAACTTTTACAATTCTGTGTAGATTCAGGAAGAAGATTTGCATCAGTAGCCGATATGAAAATGGCAGACATGAACACACAAGCTCCTGTAGGAACTACAATGGCGGTCCTTGAACGAGGGTCAAAAGTCATGTCAGCGATTCACAAAAGATGTTATTATTCAATGGGTCAAGAATTCAAAATGTTAGCTGGAGTTATTGCAGAATCAGTGCCAATGGAATATCCATATGATGTCGTTGGAGCAAGTAGATTAATTAAACAATCTGATTTTGATGACAGAGTAGATATTCTTCCAGTAGCAGATCCTGATATTTATTCGATGACACAACGAATTCAAATAGCACAAGCATCACTAACACTAGCACAATCTAATCCACAAATGCATGATATTCACGAAGCTTACAAAAGAATGTATCAAGCATTAGGTGTTAAGAATGTTTCAGGTATTTTAAAACCACCACCAGGGCCGCCAAGACCTTTAGATCCTGCAACAGAGAATACTGGAGCATTACAGATGGTGATTCCAAAAGCATTTCCGCAACAAGACCACAATGCACATATTGCAGCCCACATGTCATTCATGACATCAAGAATGGTGCAGATAAATCCACAAATTTATGGTCTATTACAAGGTCATTTAATGGAACATGTGTCATTACAGGTTAAACAAGAAGTGTTAGCTATGTTCCAACAGAACCAAAGCATGGCTCAACTCCAACAAACAGACGAAGAAGCGTTTTCAATAGAGTTTGAAGCTGAAGTTGCACGAAGAATTGCTCAAAAAGTGCAAGAATTAGTAACAATGGAGCAACAATTCCAGTCTCAACAGAATCAAGACCCACTTTTAGCACTAAAAACACGTGAATTAGATCTTAGAGCAATGGATATTCAACGAAAAGCACAAGAAGAGACTGCAAAAATGGAATTTGAAGCCAATAAATTTTCAGCACAGCAAACTTTAGGCGAGGACAAGTTGAATTTAAACGAAGAATTAGGTAAAAAGAGGTTAGAACTACAAGAAGAAAAACTAAATCAGGAGAAAAAAGGTAATGAATAGAAAAAAAGAGCCTAGTGCAAGACGAAAAAGAAGATTTGGAGAAAGAAGTGTTCCAAAAAAAAGAAAAGATAGTAAAGATCCAAGATTTGGTTTAGAATTTAAGGAAGGGACACCTCCTTTAGGGACATCCGATCATTTAGACAATCCAGTAATTGCCATTGAGGTAAAAAGTGGAGGTATGGCAGGTAAAAAATCAGGACCACCACCGAAAAGTGGACCAACACCACACGGAATGAAAAAAGGTGGTATTGCAAAAGGTTGTGGTAAAGTCATGGGAGACAGAAGGAAAGTTACAAAATATTACTAATGAGAAAAAAAGTAAAAAAAGTTATTAAAGGTTTAGAAAAAGCATCTAAAACACACGCTAAACAAGCAAAAATTTTGAAAAGCGGATTAAAAGTTTTTAAAGCTAGAGGTGGAAGAGACATGGGTGCAGGTTCATCTGGAATGGGTGCAGGTAAAACTGGAGGTAATTTCGGAGGTTCAGGTGCTGTTGATACTGGAGATTTAGGTTCGGAAGCAGCAAACGTTGCAGCCAATGTCTCGGCAACTTCTCATGGAGGAGGCAGTGGAAATGGTGGTAATACTTCACCCTCACCTTCACCGTCAGGTGTTACAGTAAGAAAAGGACCTGTTCAAGTTCCAAATCTTGGACTTACTGCTATGGCTTTTAATGCAATTTCTAAAAGCCTTTATGATGCGAAAAATTTAAAAGAACAAAAAGAAATAGATCCTTTAGGTGGTGAGATGCTCACACAAGGAAAAAGAACTGGACCTACAAACACTGGAGGACGTGGAGACGGTGGAAACAATGAACCTATGATAATTAAAAAACCTACATTGATGGCTAAAACACCAAAAGTTCCAATGCCTCTTAAAAAAGTGAAGCCAAAAATGTTCGAATTTAATTTTAACGAAGGTGGATTAGTAAGAGGATCAGGAAAAATCTTGAAAGATAGAAGAAGAAAGGTTAGAATATTCTAATGTGGTTTCAAGCGATTAAATTAGCAATGTCTACGGGAAGCAAGATTTATGCTAACCGTCAAAAGACAAAACAAGCAATGTCTGATGCACAATTAATGCATGCAGAGCGTATGGCTCGAGGTGAGGAGGCTTATCAGGGTAAATTATTAGAAAGTAGACAATCAGACTGGAAAGATGAGGCAGTTTTGATAATTCTTAGTTTGCCCGTAGTGGTGTTGGCCTGGGCAGTCATATCAGATGACCCGTCCGCTATGGACAAGGTTAAATTGTTTTTCGATATGTTCTCGCAGCTACCTTCCTGGTTCACAAATTTGTGGATTTTGGTTGTGGCATCGATATATGGCATCAAGGGAACACAAATCTTCCGTAACGGAAAGAAATAGTGGATTACGCTACAATCAAATATATTCAACAAAAGATTCTCAAACCTAAGATCGAGAGTTATACAGAAAAGGTTATAATTGGAGTTGACAATTTCAACGAGTATAAATATATTACAGGACAAATCAGGTCTCTAAAAGATCTGCAACAAGACCTAACGGACTTGTTTAAAAAACAGGAGCAAAATGACGACGATAATAACGCCGAAGGCGCAGAAGACTGATAATGGTCTTCTAAATGCTTATAAGTCTAAAGAAGAAGTTGAAAAACTTTATTTAGATTCTGAAGCAATAGACAAAAAAACAATCGATAAATTACCCCAACCAACCGGATGGAGACTATTAGTTTTACCATACTCTGGTCCTAAAAAAACCAAGGGTGGATTAGTTTTATCTGATGTAACTCAAGACAAAATCCAAATGACTACAGTTTGTGGTTTAGTTTTAAAGATGGGAGATCTTTGTTACAAAGAAGATGAAAAGTTTCACGGGACCCCAGGGTGGAAA